AGATGGACTAATGATCCAAGCAATCTGCCTGACCATCTGCATCGTCGGCGGCCTGTTCATGTTCGGGAGTTCACGATGACCGCCGAGGGGAAGCGCCCAGCCTGCCCGATTACCCACAGCAGTCTGGCGCACCGCCGAGCCAACCTACAGTTCACCAACTCCATTAGCATCACGTTCATCAAAGACGCAAACTACTGCCCTACCTGCGGAGAGAAACTATGAACACTATTTTTCAGGTAAGGGGTATTGAAGTATCAGATGACGATAAACCGTGGGGTATTTTTATTACGGTTCGTAATGAGTCAGCGTGGCTTTCAGTGCAAGAATACCGTTCCCTAATCGTTGCATTGTCTAACTTATCGAATAAAGCCTATGAGTTAGACTCCCAATGTCCCAAGTGTGGAGAGAAACTATGAGCGACTGCGGACACACCTACCAGACCTACGACATCGACCGCAACATAGTGACGGTCAAGTGGGCGAGGATGTTCTGCCCCGACTGCGGACTGCGCCTCGAAGCGCCAGGGCCGACCAAGCCATTCCACCTCAAGCCCCACCAGCGATGACTATCGTTGCCGCCATCTCCACACCTGCTGGAGCAGTCATCGGCTCGGACTCGCTCGCCGCAGTCGGTGAACTGTGCGCCCCTACCGCCAGCCCCAAAATCGCTCGGTACGGGAACATCCTCATCGGCTTCGCAGGCTCGTGGAGGGCTGGTCAGCAGTTCCTCGAACACACCGCCCGACTGAGCAACCCCACTCTGCGGCAGATTCTCGAACTGGAGACGCAGGAGACCGACTGGAACCTGCTCGTGGTCGAGGGCTCACGGATCTACGAGGTATCGGCAGACAAGGGCGTAGTCGAGGCGCTGAACGTCGAGGGATTCTCCTACGGCGCTATCGGCTCGGGGGCGAGCGTCGCTCTGGGGGCTCTGGGCTTCGCCTTCCCACGCCTAGACCGAGGAACCCTGCGCCGAGTGCTGGGGGTCACGGCGGAACACACCACCACCGTCGCTGGGCCGTTTCATCTCATCGAACTATGAACCGCTACGTCAGCATCCCCCTCACTGAGCGGCACTACGAGTTAGTAGACCAAACAGCCCCGAAAGAAACGTGGGGGAAAGGGCCTGTCATCGGCGAGACCGCCAGCCCGATAGGTCGCCTGGGCGAAATCGTGGTCATCGAGTACCTGACCCAGCAAGAGGTTCAGTTCACCGAGGACTTCACGATCTACCAAGACCTCACCATCGTCGGCTCGGGGCCGCTAGAGGTCAAGACCAAGAACCGCACGACAGCCCCCAAGCCCTACTATGACGCTTCCATCCCGACCTACAGCCACAAGTTCCAGAACGTCTCCTACTGGGCGTTCGTGAGCCTTGAGCGAGACAAGGACTACTCGGGCGACTTCGTTCGTGGATACCACCACGCCCACCTCGTCGGGGTAGCGAACCGCCGCATCACCGAGACGGGAACAGTCGTCCACGCTGGCGATTATGACGAGAGCAACGACCTGACGCTACGCATGACCACCATCAACATCCCTCTGCGCAACTTGAAGCCCATCGAGGAAGCCACGGCTATCTGGAAGAGCCGACAGAACTAAACACGCCAGCAGTTGAAAGTTGTCACCACATCTGCCATCATGTTTATCTATGCTGGGCGAAGTATGCCTAGCGAATCTAACTAACGTCTGGTCATCCTAACTATGGCACGATACGAGCGCACCGAAGAGCAAGCCCACATTGACACCGCAGCCCTCAAACTGCGCTCACTCGGCTACTCATACCAGGCTATCGCCGACCAGATGGGCTGCTCAAAGCCCACCGCCTACGCACGATGCCAGCGAGCCCTCGCCGCTATCCCAGCCGAGGCCGTAGACGAGTTCCGCCGCCTCGAAGGGCAACGCCTCGACCTCCTGCTGGAGAAAGCGATGGACAAGGCCCTGTCGGAAGAGAAGGGCGCACTGTTCGCCATTGACCGAGTGCTGGCTATCATGGATCGCAGAGCGAAACTCATGGGCCTCGACGCACCCATCAAAACCGAGGTCATCACACTCGACTACATCCAGGCTGAAATCGCTCGCCTAGAGGCTTCACTCGGGGAGATAAATGACGACGATACTGCAACAGCGCCTAGCGGAACTGAAACGGCTTGAGGCTCTAGAACTCAAGGAACGTGCGCTCAAGGCTCAGGCCGCCAAGAAAGAATTGTCTCACGCTCGCTACCGTTCCTCAGCCCGTCCCCAGCAACTCCCTCCCGAGGGCAACTGGCGCATCTGGCTCATTCTCTCAGGCCGAGGCTGGGGCAAGACCTTCACGGGCGCAGGCTGGCTGATAGAGAAAGCCCTGAGCGAGCCTGGCATCGAGTGCGCAGTCGTCGCCCCGACGTTCACCGACGTTCGCCGCACCTGTGTCGAGGGGCCGTCTGGCATCATCAAGAGCCTGCCGTCTGGCGCTCTGGAGCAATACAACCGCTCCAACGGGCAGATAACGCTCACCAACGGCTCAAAGATTCACATGGTGTCGGCTGACGAACCAGACCGAGCCCGAGGGCTGAACCTCTCCTACGCATGGCTCGACGAGTTCGCAGCGTGGCGGTACGAAGAGACTTGGACGGCTGGACTAGCACCTGCTCTGCGTATCGGCAACCCTCAGACCATCATCACCACGACCCCACGGCCTACCAAACTGATCCGTGAGTTCATGTCCCGTAATGACGGCTCAGTGGTCATCACCCGTGGCTCGACGTTCGACAACCAAGCCAACCTCTCACCAGCAGCCCTAGCGGAACTGAAAGCCCGATACGAGGGAACTCGCATAGGCCGCCAAGAACTCTATGGCGAAGTTCTCCTCGACGTACCTGGAGCCATCTGGACTCACGCCGACATCGAGAGCGCTCGAGTGACCGAAGCCCCCGAACTCGTGCGCATCGTTGTCGCCATTGACCCAGCCGTCACCTCGGGGGAACACTCCGACGAGACAGGAATCGTCGTGGTGGGCAAGGGCGCAGACGGTAGGGGATACGTTCTTAGCGACCGTTCCTGCCGTGACACGCCCTCTGGATGGGCGCACAGAGCCATCCAAGCGTTCGAGGACTTCAAGGCTGACCGCATCGTCGCTGAGAAGAACCAGGGCGGCGACATGGTAGAACTCACGCTCCGCTCCGTGATGCCAACAGTCCCCTACAAGGGCATCAACGCCAAGCAGGGCAAGCGACTACGAGCCGAGCCCGTGGCGGCGCTCTACGAGCAAGGACGCATCAGCCACGTCGGAGCATTCGACATCCTCGAAGACCAGATGACGGGTTGGCTCCCCGACTCAGGCACATCCCCAGACCGCTTGGACGCTCTCGTCCACGGCCTCACGGAACTCGGACTGGCGGCTGGCGCAAGTGCTGACCGCTTCTTCGCCGAACTCGCACCGCCCTGCGTCATCTGTGGCTTCCCCGTGGCGGCTGGCACTTCTAACTGCTCCAAGTGTGGGGCGCTCAACAACGACTACGACCTCACGCAGGTCTACCCCCGATAGGACGAGATGGCACTTCGAGACAGGTTCAGCCGCAAGGCACGAGAGCAGAAACTAGCGGAGGCTGTCGCCGAGGCTGTGAAGGCTGGTCTGGCTGGCTCCCCGATGGGAACGACCAACTACAACCGAGCCACCCCTGCTGAGCCATACTCAACCATCGGCGGACAGGGCATCGTCACGGGCATCGGTCAGGCTATCCCTATGGACAGACCAGGTGTCGGCTACGAGGGCGGACAGGTCGGCTCAGGCTTCGGAGCCATGCTCGGCCCAGCCGCACCACTCCTGCCAGCGCCCATCGACGTAGTTCTCGACGACTCGGGCCGTGCGCTTCCTCGCAAGTACGAGTACCAGGTCGCCACGAACCTCAACCTTACGCAGTCCGAGGTTCCCTACCAAGTCCTCAAGTCTCTCGCTGAGCAGTGTGACATCGTTCACCGTGCCATCGAGATTCGTGTGGGCGACCTCGTGAAGCAAGACTGGTCGTTCGACCTCTCCGAGAGCGCCATCGCTCAGATTATGCAAGAGCAGAACTGCTCACACGCTAAGGCTTCACGCATCGGGCGAGACCTCTACGGCGACGAAATCAACCGACTGACGGCCTTCTGGAAGAACCCCTACGTCCAGAGTGACCGCTCGTGGAGCGAGTGGCTGACCGAGGCGCTGTGGCAGGTGTTCGTCTACGACCAACTGTGCCTCTACCCTCGCTACAACTTCGGCGGCGACCTCATCGGCATCGACATCATCGACGCACCGACCATCAAGATTCTGCTCGACAACCGAGGCGACGTGCCTCACCCACCATCGCCAGCGTTCCAGCAGGTGCTCTGGGGCTTCCCCCGTGGGGAGTTCGTGGCCTCACCAGAGTCCGACGGCGACTTCTACAACTCCCCTGGCAAGTACGGCGAGTTCAAGACCGACCAGATGAGCGTCTACGTCAAGAACCGCCGCACCTGGTCGCCTTATGGCTTCTCGCCCGTCGAGGAGTGCATCCCAGCAGCAACGCTCTACCTAGATCGCCAAGCGTGGATGCGAGCCGAGTATCAGTTCGGCTCTATGCCGACGACGTTCATGAAAACGAACTCGATGGAACTCAGCCTGGAGAAACTGTCAGGCTACGAGCGAGTGCTGAATGACCGCTTGACGGGAAGCACCGCCGAGCGTCACCGCATCAAAGTTCTGCCCGACGGGTTCGACCCTATCGCCATGCCCTCGCAGGACGAGCGATTCAAGTCCGACTACGACGAGTTCATCATCAAGCGCATCGCCGCCATCTTCGGTGTTAGCCCCTCGGCCCTCGGTGTCGTGGCTCGTGCTGGTCTCGGCGGTGGCAAGGGACAGATGGAGGGCGAGAACGAATCGTCCGAGAGCGTCTCAACTCGCCCGATGGAGATGTACGTCACGGACGTAATCAACTCCCTGAGCCGTCGCTACCTCAACGCCGACCTCAACGTCTCGTTCGTAATGCAGAACCGAGCCAACGCTCAGACCGCTAAGGAGCAGGCGCAGGCTTTGCAAATCTCGCTGTTCTCGGGTCAGAAGACCCTCAACGACGTACAGGGCGAACTCGGTCAGGCGCTCTACGAGATGCCCGAAGCCGACGAACCGTTCATCGTCGCAGGAACCACCATCCAGTTCCTTAAGGGTCTGCTCGAAGTGGACACCACGGGCGAAACCATCGGACAGAAGGAGACCCCCAGTGAGTCAGACAGCCAAAGCAGCGAAGGTCAAAGCGGCGAAGGTGCGCAAGGAGTCGGTCAAGAAAGCCCGAGTCCGAGCGAAGCGCCGCACGATTCGCTAAGGGCGCAGGAGGCTAAGGCGTTCGCCAAGTTCGCCAGCAAGCCACGCTCACGGGAGTTCGAGTTCAAGTACCACACGCCAAAAGAGGCCGCAGTCTTGAAAGCGCAGATAACTGATACCCCAAAAGGACGTTCGACTACTAAGGCGAGCAAAGAGCAGACCGAGTTCATCGCTCGGCGGCGCAAGGTATCAGCGCACTACGCTTCCCTAATCCACAAGGCTCTCAAGGACTCCATCTCAGGGCTCGACACCGCTATCCGCATGGCGCAGGTTCAGGCCACCGCTAAGGCCGCTTCGGACAAGAACGCAGCCACGGCGGCAGTGGACAACCACGTCAAGATGGACACAACCGCCCTGGGCAAGCACATCTCGGACGTTCACGCTGAGGGCGGTTTGGTGGGAACGCAGGACGCAGCCGACCAACTCGGCGACCTTGCTCCCGACACCCCCATCGGCGCACTAGCGAACGGTACGGACTGGGACTCGTGGACACCAGGCGACCCACAGGCGGCCTCAAAGGTCGCAGGCGGCAACCTAGCAACGCTCATGGAGAACGCAGGCGTGACGCTCAAGGGCGTGTCTGACACCACGCTCAAGGCCGTTGGAGACATCCTCGGGCAAGGGCTCGAACAGGGTCTGCCCTACAAGGACATCGCCGACAGCATTTACAACTCCTACGCCTTCTCCTACGAGAGAGCGCAGGTTATCGCCACCACCGAGGGCAACCGAGCCGCCATCGCCGCAACGATGGACTCGTACACCTCGGCTGGCATCAGCCAATGGGACTGGAACACCTACGATCCATGCGACGAGTGCGCCGCTATGGGCGAGGCGAACCCCCACGACGTAGGCGACGACGCACCACCACTTCACCCCAACTGCGAGTGCTTCGTCACTCCAGTCATCAACTAGGAGAACAATGACCGACGAAATCAAGTCCATCTACCTCGGCAACCTGACCGCCAAGCGTGGTAAGGACGGGTTCATGTACGTCAAGGGATTAGCATCTGACGACACCCTCGACCTCGACCAGCAAATCTGCGACCCCGAGTGGCTTAAGTCTGCGTTGCCAGACTGGTTCGCATTGGGCAACATTCGAGAGATGCACCAGAGCAAGGCCATCGGTAAGGCTACCGAAATGGAACAGACGGGCTCTGGCTTCGTTGTCACGGCTAAAATCGTGGACGAGCAAGCCGCCAAGATGGTCGAAGAGGGCATCTACACGGGCTTCTCCATCGGCATCAAGAACGCACGAGTTATCAAGGACAACAAAGCGCCTGGCGGAAGAATCTGCTCGGGGTCTGTCGTCGAACTCAGCCTGGTGGACAGACCAGCCAACCCGTCGTGCGTAATAGAAATCGCCAAGTCAGTAGACGGCGTATTAGTGAAAGGGGCCGCCGTGTCCGAACTTGAAAAGGCTGAAAGCCCAACGCTGAACGCCGAAGCCGTAATGACCGAAGAGCCAGGTACTCGTGACGAGGTTCTTGACCGTGACTCCCCGTTCTTCTGCCGAGCCTGCTCTGGCACTGGCAAGAAGTCCAACGTCGAGGGCAACACCCAAGAGACGGACTGCGATGTCTGCGGTGGCACTGGTGAGCAGCCCGAGGGCCGTTCAGAGTTCGACGAGCCCAACCGCCAGAGCATCCCTCAGGAACTCGACAACCGAGACATGAAGGACGCTGAGCCCGAACTCGCCAAGAAGGACTACTCCGACGCTGAACGTGCGGACGCTGCCGAGGCAGGTCAGGCACTCCCCGACGGTTCGTTCCCCATCAAGACCGTCAAGGACTTGAAGAACGCTATCCAGTCATTCGGACGTGCCAAGAACCCAGCAAAGGCGAAGGCTCACATCAAGGCTCGTGCTGAGGCGCTGGGCCGTGAGGACTTAATCCCCGACAACTGGAAGGGCGCTGACGCTGACGTGGCAAAGGCCGCCGAAGACCAGGTTCACGACGCTGACGAACTCAAGCAGATTCAGGCTGGCCTCATCAACTGCATCAAGGCAGAACTCGACGAGATGCTCGCAGGCGACGACAACGAAATCGCCGACATCCGTGAACTGCTCTGCACCCTCGACATGTTCCTCGCATGGTGGACGGACGAGGCATCAGAGAACCAGACCGAAGCCCCATTCACGGGCTGGGACGACACCGACAACACAGGAGACATGATGGCATACATCGGACTCGGCGTTTCAGCCGACCTAATCAAGACCGCAAGCGCAGAATCGGCGACCCCCGAGGTCAAGAACGAACTGCGCAACGAGATCGTCAAGGCGCTGGGCCTTGAAGAAGTCATGACTGCTAAGGCAGAGTTGAGTGAGGCGAAAGAGGAGATCCAACTCCTGAAGGCCGCCCTCGACGAAGTGAAGCAGATGGCTGTACCTGGCGGGCCTGCACTTCGTGCAACCCGTGAACAGACCAGCAAGTCAGCAACAGTCCTTGCGAACGAAGTGGAAGCACAGCGCCTCCGCAACATCGCCAAGCAAGTGACCGACCCTGCACTCCGCAGCCAGTACCTGACAACTGCTCAGGCTCTGGAAGCACTCAACAACTAACTACAACCAAAGGAACCAGAATGGCACTCGCCGCTCCCTCCCTTGACCAGATGTTCTCAGGCCTCCCAGCCGACGAGCAGGTCAAGCGCTTTGAGGCTTACAAGTCAGCCCTTAGCACCGTCCAGTCCAACACCCTCGCTGCTCACCGTCGTGGAGAAATCTCCTTCGACCCACAGCGTGGCATCAACAAGTCAGTCTCGACCGCCAACCGTGTCGCTGAACTGACCAACGAAATCACTAAGGCTGTTTCAGGCGACCAGTTGGCCGCCGTTCAGTCCTCGCTCGACGGCCTCGCCGACCTGCAGAAGGACTTGACGCTGACCAGCCCTCTGAACAGCAGCATCTCGGGCGTCTCGGGTCTCGTACCTTACGACCTCGACCCTGTTCTGTCGTTGCTCATCCCGAAGGAACTGTACCTTCGCAACAGCATCGCCCGTATCAAGGCTCAGGGCCAGGCTCTGGAGTTCCGCCGCATCACGGGTCTGTCGAACGCAGGCGTTGGTGGCGTGGGTCAAACCTCGTCGTTCTTCTCCTCGAACTCGGCTTCGACTTCGTTCGGTGGCGTTTCGCTGAACCGTCCTACCAAGATCACCTACGCAGCCGACAAGATCGTCAAGTCGTTCGTCGAGCAGGGTCTGTCTGACAGCGTTTCGCTCCAGGCTGAGTTCGCTGGACAGGGCTACACCGACCTTCGTCAGTTGTCGCACACGGCTCTCATCTGGTCGCACTTCCTCGCCGAAGAGCGCAACATGATGAACGCTGTTTCGACCGCTCTGCCCACCACGGGCCTCGGCACTGCCACTGGTGCTGTGGACTCGACGGGTTCAGGTCTCCCTGCCTCTGGCACGGGTACTGTGCAGGTCACGTTGTCCTCGGCTTACGGTGAGACCCTGCCTGTTTCGGCTGGAACCATCACCTGCGCTGGAACTGGTGCAAAGGTCACTTGGACGGGAACTGCTCCTTACGGCGCTGTTGCTGTGAACATCTACGTCACCGTCGGTTCGACCGTCTACCGTGCTTCAACGGTGTCGCTCGCCTCGGGTGTGACGGGCCTTGCCTTCGCAACCTACGCTGCTGGCGTTCCTGCTGCTGACGGCTCATACAACGCCTACGCTGCTGGCGCTAACTCGGGCTCAGGCTACGACGGCTTCATCAGCACCATCGCTCAGTCTGGTGGCTACCAGGCTCAGTTCAACAACACCGTGTCGTCACAGAGCGAGCCTGCTGGCTTCGTGCAGGACGCTCTCGTGAGCCTCTACAACAGCACGATGGCTGACCCTGAAGTCATCTTCACCAGCGCCTCGGTTCGCCGTGCGCTCTCGAAGGCCCTGCAGTCCACGGCTGTCTCCAGCACCTCCTACCGCTTCAACTACGCCACGGGTTCCGACGGCGTGAGCATCGGTGCGATGGTGACGGGCGTTGCAAACGAAGCGACGGGAACCATGCTCGATTTGGTCACGCACCGCTTCATCCCACAGGGCACGATGGTCATCCACCAGAAGCAGTTGCCTTTCCCTGACTCTGGCGTGTCGCAGACCGTCGAAGTCCACAACGTCGTAGACTCGATGATTATCGAGTGGCCTCAGATCGGCTTCACCTACGACATCAGTTCCTACACCTACGGCTCGCTCGCTTTCCGTGCGCCAGCCTGGTCGGGAATCATCACGGGTATCACGGGCTGATAACCCACCCATCGCTAGTCCCCTGGACAGGCTGAGCGCCGCAGGGGACTAGCACCGAGGGTTGAGCAGGGCGGTGGGGTTTCCTCCCCTTTCCTCCGCCGCCTTGCTCCCCTCCTCGAAAGGAGAAAACATGAAACTCGTCGGCTCAGACAGAGGCCTCAAAGAAGTGACCGTCAATGACGGTGCAGTAATCCAACGCCAGAAAGACGGCACGTTCCACGTCGAGGGCGAGACAGCACGGATGCTCGTCAAGTCGGGCGACTTCGCTGTCGCAGGAACTAACTTCAGCCACGTCCGTCAGGGCTTCAAGTGCCTCGACTGTGGCTTCAACGCACTCATCAAAGACCGTTGCGGCAAATGCGACGGCACGAACTTAGAGGAAGCCTAGATGGTCATCGCCCCGTTCTTCAGCACCGAAGGCATCGTCGAGCCATACGTCTCCCTCAACGAAGTCAAGTTCTCCGCCACGGCGGCAGCCATCGACTTCAGCAACCTCATCGAGAACGCCTCTCAGGTGGCCCAAGACCGTGCGCTCCAAGAGACCATCGTGCGAGCCTCGTCAAAGGCCGACACCTACTGCTACGGCAAACTCGGCACACTGAACGCCACCTCGAACACCGAGAACGGCTGGTATCGCCCGAACCGTGACGGGAACCTCGTGTTCACCCCCTCGTTCTCACCAATCCTCGCAGTCACCGACATCCAAGTCGGCTGGGGGCCTGGTGACGGCCTGAGCGACATCACCCTCAGTTCGTCCAACGTCGCCATCGACCGTGACCAGTTCACCCTCACCGCCCCCTCGACGCTCGGGCTCTACTTCGGCAACCTCGGCATCGCTGGTGGACGCTGGGGATACCAGACCAACATGTGGTGTCAATACACCTACATCAACGGCTGGTTCAACTCGTTCACCTCGACCTCGACCACCGCAGGCTCGACCACGCTCGTCGTGAACGACGCTACGGGCATCTACCCTGGCATGAACTTCACTATCTGGGACGGCATGAACGACGAGTACGTCACCGTCTCAGAGGTGAGCGGCACGAGCATCGTCCTGACCTCGCCGACGAAATACAACCACGGCGCAGGCGTGAACGTCTCGACCATGCCTGCCGCAGTCAAGCAGGCCGTCATCCACTTCGTCGTAGCGATGATCAAGGAACGTGGGCAGGGCGGTCTGGTCATCAACGAAATCGGCGAGCCAGGCGCAGTCTCAAGCCGTGAGCAGTCCTCGATGACCGACGAGATGCGA